GTAAGTATCTAATTCAGAAATATCTTTTTCTTCTCTTATACCCATGTTTTTTCTAACATCTCTATATAATTGTTTGCCATCTCTAAATCCTTTTGGCACTCCGTCTAAGAAAGCGTTGACATTACCATCTGAAGCAGCTTGTCTCATTTTACTTGCTGACATACCTGATACACCTTCAGCATCTGGGTCTCTATCACCAGCAGATACAACTTTGATATTGTCAAACTTGTACATACCATGTCTTGCTTTTACACCATTATATTTTTTTAATAGTGTTTCAAATTCTTTTACTCTATCTGAACCTACAACCATAGTTACATCTCTGTAACCAGCATTGTATAAAGATGTTGCAACATCTATAGCAGTTTTAGGATTTTTATCTACGGCGATGCTTCTCTTATGTTTAGGAAACATCTTTCTCATGTATGCTAATTTTTTAGCATATGGAAGAGGGTCTTTCTTTTGATTTTGTGATTGTGATGGGTAGATACGATAATCGTCACTACCTGCAACTGATTTAACTTTATCAATTAATTTTTCGTGACCTGTAGTTGGTGGATTAAAACGACCGAAAGTAAATACAACTTTCTTTTCTGTAAGAGGGGCTGCTTCGTAAACTGAAAATTTTGTTATATTATTTTTCACTTTGTTTCGCCTGTCTTGCAGCTCTAGCTGCTTTTACTTTTTCTATCTCACCTTTTTTAACTTTAATCTTCATACGTTGAGCAATCTTATTGATAGCAGGACCATACTTGGCAGCTATTCTTTGATCAACTTTCATTTTCATTTGAGGGGATAACTTATCATAATTTTTAAAGAACTTATTAATTATGATTCTTTTAGCAGCTTTTCTTGCTTTTACAGCTTGTTTTTCTGGCGAAGCAATCTTTAATTTTGATCGTTCTTTTTTCTTTTGGAATGCTGAGGACTTAGCTAAACGTGCCATACGTCTACCGATTTTACGTCTTTGTGCTACGTTAATTACACGTAACTCTTCTATATTCTTAGCTAATTGTTCGAAACTTAATTTTGACATATTATCATTTATCCCATGTTTTAATCGCTGTGAAGTTATTAAAAGAAAACTCCATACGATCAACTAATTTAACAGCATTGCCTGATACTCTATCTATTGCTACATAACCCTCTGGGTTAACCACTTTATATCCATTATTAGTACGTATAAACGTATTAGTCAATTGCTTAACACTATTTAGTTTTTTAACTATCTGCATTTTTGCATCTATAAGTAAATTTTGAAATGTAACGACTTGTTCTAAATTACGTACATGTTTCTTTATTTCTCTAGTATATTCCTTTTGAATATTCTCATATTTTGCCTTACCCTTAGGGGTTTTTAACTTATCTACTTGTTTTTGCAAGACTTTTTCAACAAAATCCCCATATCCTTTTGCATATTTACTAGGATTTTTAACAGGTTCACCTACTCTTACTTTACTATTATAGTATGTTTTATATGATGCTCCCACTAATTGACCTGTCATAGATGATTGTAAATCTAAGAACTTCTTTAACATAGGGGCATTAATTCTTTGAAATGTTTTACCTGTCTCTGATAATATCTTTGTAATTGCATCTGTTTCAGACTTATTAAACGTTGCATTACCAGATACATCTTTATATGTAGCATCATCCATCCAAACCGATGATGTATTTGTAAGTTTTTTTATGTCTGCACCAAAAGATGCTTTCATACTAGGTAAGTCTTTTCCTTTATATGTTGTATGCCAAACTACTCCGATCTTTGCTTTGTTTATTGTCTTTGCAAAGTCAGAATCAGTAGGAACAGCATAAACAATAGTGTTGGGTTGAAATGTGATATATGAAACACCATCGATTTTAGTTTTACCGATATCATTTGTAAACATGAGATCACCTTGAAGTACACCTTTAATGTTAAGTTTTGAAAACTCTTTAAGAGCAATTTTAAATTTTGAATTAAGTTGACCAGATAAGTCATTATCAATCTCCTTGTTAGTTTTGTATAATTTTGGATTTACATTAAATACTGATTTCTTTGCAACAAAGAACTTACCATCGCTTGGGTCTACACCTGCAAAGATAGCTGGAGCACCATCCCATTTAACAGTCATATTAACAGACGATCTACTTGCACCTGCTAACATATCTCTTAAACTTCTTAAAAAGTTTATAGCTGCTCTCCCACCTGGCACACCATGATTGATAATCTCATCTTCAATATGTTCCATGTGAAGATTTTTACCAGCTTGTTCTTGTATAAAACTAAGCATTACTCACCTCCTCCACCATTACCGCCACTGCCGTTTCCACCGTTGCCATTTCCACCATTTCCACCATTTCCGTTTCCGTTTCCATTACCATTGCCGTTACCATTTCCATTTGCAGGTGTTTCATCACCTCCATTTGTATTTTTTGGAACACCAATAATATATCTTCCTTTATATCTTATTGTCTTTGGTACGCATTGTTTTAATTTTTTATCGTACTTCATGCCTGGTGGACATTTGTTATCGTTCATTAAATCTTTATATGTTTTCATTATTTTGTTGCCAATGAGTTATATTTTACTGCAAGAGAATGTTGTCCTAATTTTTTTACACCTGCATGACCTGATTTATTTGTTCTAATAGACATCTTCATAACCAAACTATCTGAACCAGACTTTAATTCTATTTCCCAATTTTGCTTTGAAGTTCTACTAGGGTATGCTTTTACGAAATCTACTTGTGGTATAAATACCCCCAAAGCATCCTTTTCAGTTATTTCTGAATAACCTTTACCAGCTGCTTTAATAACCAATGTAGGAACATCTGGTGCATCTCTTAAAACTTCTTTCTTAATATACTCTAAAGTATTTTTTCTATCTGCGTTAAAAAGTTTAATAATTTCTTGTCTCATTATCTCAAGATATACATTGTAAAGTTCCTCGTATCTCTTGTTATTCTTTTTATCAAAGTCTCTTAAAACTTGCGATGTTTTTCTATCTTTCTGAAATCTATTTGCTGGTGGCATACCTGGAATCTTACCATGTGCGTCTTTATGTACTTTGGTATAAATTCTTCTTAACTTATTTCCTTGTCTAAATGCGTTGAATACAGTATTAACATAAGTGTTTAGTTTAGGTTCAGTGGTTTTCTTACCACCTGCTTTTAAACTAACTCCTAATATTGATTTGTCAAAGTAAGTTAAAAATATGTCACCTGGGTGTCCACCTGGTACACCTGCAGGTTTAGATTTATTTGTCGGTCCCCACCTAGTCTCAACTATTTTCTTATCTTTGTTTTGATCTAGAATAAATTTATTAATTGCAATAGCATTGTTCATCTTATCTTCAAACTTTGATGAAGTATCTGCTCTGTTGATTATCTCTTGAGCTTTTTCCACGTCACCTGGTATGACACATTTAAGTTTTTTAAGATCAACGTCTATTAAATACTCATGAAAAGATTTAGCATCTTTTGGTTTGTATTTGTTCTCAAATGCGATACATGGAAACAGTTCAGTTATAGAAGCATTTAAAGTTGTCTCACCCATTCCACCTGATTCTGGTTTAACAAATATTCTAAATGCTCTATCTTCAAACTTACCATCGATAGGGTCTACACTAGATTGTGAGTCTCCTAGTTTTGCATCTACACCTGCTTGTCTTAAATTTCTTAATATTTCGTCTCGATCTGTTTCTCTGTCTGGTGAACGTACAATTATGACATCTCTTTTAGATGAAGAGAGTTTACTAGATTTTGAATAGGATAATCCTCTAAAAATGTCAATAGGAAGATTCATAACATCCTCTTGAATGAGGTCTGATATTCTCTCAAGATGATCTACTTTATATTCTGGTCTGTTTCTTACTTGTTTTATGTACTTGCTGATTGACATCAATCTCTCCATTTATACAATAACAAGTATTTATTCGTCAAAAGGTCTTAGAAATTTAGGGAAATCAAACGTTCCAAACGTGCAATTTTTGTTTTGAAACTTACACCAACCCTCTGCATCTTCTTTAAATTCAAATCTATGCACAATTTGGTCATACTTAGTATCGTAACAAAGATAGGGTTTTTTGCCACCCATGTGACTAATATCTACTTTGAACCTACCTTTTTGTTCAATATTCCTATGTTTCTTTTTATACCTTGAGTTTTTGAAATTTTTCATATCTTGACCCTATTGTTGATTTATCGAATAATGGTGTATCGTCTTCTATTTGATTTTTATCTACTATATCATCTTGAGCTTTCATTTCTACATCATATAGTTTCATTTTTGCTCGGTCTACTCCAAGCACAAATCTTTTATTACTTGTTGGGTCATTGTATCTGTTTTTTAATTGTTTAACAGCTATCTGATTTAATTCCTCTAACTCATCCGTTGAGATAAGCGCAAACATAAAGTCTGCTGTTGCTGGTAGTCCAAATGATTCGGATGTATCTTCTAATCCTATATCAGTTGAAACAAAACCACTTCTCGTTGTTTGTGTTGCTGTGACTATTGGTAAATTGTTTTCTACTGCTAGTCCTCTTAATTCCTCTGCGATTGCTTTTATTATTGTGTAAGAATTGATATTACTTCCACCTCTAAATCTAGATGAAGCACATATATTAAGATAATCTACAAATATTATATCTGGTTTAAATGATTTCTTAATTGCTAATTCTTGTATTAATTGTCTAAAATGATTTGTATGTGCTGATGCTGTTGGATATTCTTTTATAATTAAAGTACCATCTGCTCTTTTTTTAACTTTTTCAATCTTATCTTGATACATTGTTTTAGGTAGATCATGTAAATCATCTATACTAATGTTCATTAAGTTAGCATCTATTCTTTCTGCGATACGTTCCTCTGCCATTTCTAAAGTAATATAAAGTACATTCTTACCTTGACTTAAACAATTAGAAGCCATGTGGCACATAAACAAAGACTTACCTACACCTGTGCCAGCAAGTGCAACGTTTAAAGTCTTTTGTGGTAATCCACCTTTTGTAATTTTATTAAAAAACTCTAAATCAAAAGGTATTCTTTCCTCTACTTGATGATAGTAATCAAATCTAGTATCTGAGTCTTTTAAATAATCATGTCCTACTCTATTATCAAATGAAACTGCTAGTGCGTCTGTAAGTAAACTAGGTAATGCATCTGGTTTACGATTATTGTCTCTGCCTTCAATGATTGATATTCCGTCAACGATTGCATTATATATTGCTTTTTCTTTACACCAATTTTCCGTAGTATCAGATAACCAATCTACATTAACATCTTCTTTTTCAAATGATGATACTGTTTCTCTTATCTCTTTAAACTGAGCTTCGTTTAAATCTTTCCTATTATCTATTTCAATTTGAATTGAAGTAGTTGTAGGTGTCTTATTATATTTTTGTATAAACTTTAATATCTCATGGAAAATTACTTTATCATTTTTATCTGTAAAGTAATCTTCTTTGATAAACGGTATTACTTTTCTAGAGTAATCCTCGTTCCAAATCAGATGAGAGAGTATCGTCTTTTCTATTGTTTTGTTCATCAATTAATTCCACTAATATATCACCAATATAATTAAAAAATTCATCACCGAAAACATCTCTAGGTAAACCATTGTTTTCTAGAATATCAAACTCAAATTGCATTGTTAGTTTGCCATCTTTTTCTATTGGTGTTACTTTTCCATATTTGTATATTACACCAGCATACTTACCTTCGTTTATTCCTATACAAGTTTGATTAGGATACTTTGCTGATTGTATATAACTATACCGCTTCTTTGGTTTCTTCTTGTCCGCCATATGAAAATTCCTTTTTAGCTGCTATTTCTAATTTATCCAGCACTTCTTTAGTAAAGTAAGTCTCTGGGTTATCGTTAATAGATTTACCAAATACTTTTTTACCATCTGGTAGTTCATATTTTGTAGATACCTTTTTAAAGATATCATACTTTTCAGCGAGTGGTAATAGACCATAATATTTGTCGAGTCCTTTTGAGTACATAAGTCTAACGTCCACTATTGAATTTTCTTTTGTTAATCGTGATTTGTGATTTTTACAATGAATAATATTACCAACAACATCTGTACCTACTTTTTCTTTTCTTTTTGATAAGAATACAATAGAAGAAGCTGCATATTTTAGTCCACTTCCACCACCCATTTCTTTAGTAGGAAACATACTACCCATTGAGTCATATGTGTGATTGGTTACAACCATTGGAACTTTTGCTTTACCAAGTTTCAATGTTAATACTCTGAATGCAGCTTTTAAAACTTGAGCTCTTGTCATATCTCTAGTTTCTTTACCTTCAGCTGTATCTTCTACTTCTTTTGTAGTTGATAGCATTCCAAGTGAATCAAGACACATAAACATCGGTCTTTTTACAGTAACGTCTTGTTGCATATATCTATCTAATATTTTAATTGATTGTGTTCTAAATTCTTGTACAGTTGTCACAGGTACAACAACCATTCTTTCTGCATCGATACCTCTATCAACAATCATTTTTTTAGTTATTGCTGATTCTGATTCAAAGTAAACAACACCACCATCTGGGTTTGCATCTAAGAAATGTTTAACAATTCCCATAAGGAAAAATGTTTTACCTGTAGCAGATTCACCTGCTAGTGCGGTAATTTTGTTTTGAGGAAGTCCACCATAAAGTGAACCTGAAAGAAGAGCATTAAAAATATATGAACCTGTATCAATAAAATCTGTTACATCACCACTTTCAATACCAGCATCAGCTAGTGTTGCATATTCATTACCTGTTGTCTTAATTATCTCTTTTAAAAAATCACTACCTGACATATTAACTCCTTATATATTTAGTACACATTTTATCTAGTGCGTAAAACCATACACCATTTATTGTTGGTTCTACTAATGCAACAACACCTGCCTCAAATAAACTGGCACCTGTTACAATACTTACTACTGACATTGCTATTATTACATGACCACAAGTATAAATCAATGCCCTACCCATACTTGTACTACCTATTGTTTTAAATATGCCTTGAGTAAATTCTGTCATTATATATCCGTTCTTACGATATGTTTTCTCAAAGCTCTTACCAACTCTTCTATTTTATCTATTACAGATATCATATCTTTATCTGTAATATACTTTTGTTTTTCTCTTAACTTATCATATTCTTTTAATGATATCTGCACCATAGGACTAGGTGCTGGCGCTTCGTTTTCCATACTGGCGTCAAGAGCTCTTTGTTTTTCTTCACTATCTGTCATTTTATTGCTATCGCTCCTATAAACATAAAGTTTCGCCAAAATACTTGTACATCTTTAAATCCAGCGTTGTACATGAATTGTTTTAGTTCATCCCAAGTATTAGGTTTCAACATATGTCTTAATGTTTTTTCTTTTGTCATTATATCATCGCAAGTAAAACTTTCTTTTTTATGATCGTAATACATGAAAGTCATCATGTCTTGTATTTGTGGATTATCACAATATACTTTTTCTGCAAACACAAATGCTCCACCTGGTTGTAGTTGATCGTACACTTTTTTAATTACATCTTCTCTATCTCTCTTTGGCATAAACTGTAAAGTAAAGATAGATGTTGCGTATGATAATTTTTTTCTGTAATCAAATTCATGATATCTAATATCTGCATGTAAAAATTTAGCATCAATATCATGATTGTTTTTAATTGTTTTTGTTCTTTCTCTTAAATCTTTTTGAAATCCCTCTGCATATTCAACACCAACATAATGAGCAGATGGTGCTATATCTTTATTCGCTTTTATTATTCTATCAGTAAGTTTACCTGTCGAACATCCTATATCTAAAACATAAGTTCCGTCTTCTACAAAGTATCTAGAAAAAGATACAACATCTTTTAACATATCTTGATAACCACGAATAGACTTATCTATGTGAAGATCAAAACCTTCGTCTCTATGTGCAAATGTAAAATCATTATTCATCATATATTCCTTATTACTTTTTCATACATTGAAGTTGCTAGTGCTTTCATCATAAGACTAGGTACCATTCTACCACAACGTTCAGATTTCTGAGCCCACTTGCCAGTAAGTTTAAAATCATCTGGCAACGAAGTAACTCTTTTTAATTCACCAAGTGTAAACTTTCTATCGTCATTCCAATGACACACACCAGCAGTTTTTTCTGTAGCACCCATTGCTGTAATAGTAGGACTAGGGTGAAACTCTGAAGCAATCTTTAAATTAAAATGCCATCCTTTTGGATGATAGTCAGTACCAGTGATAACTTTCTCTGGGTTTCTTGGCATCAAAACACATGTTTGTTTATAGTATGCTGTTTCTTTCCATTTTGTAGTTAACATATCAACTTCTTCTTTGTCATACTCTAAACCATCAAAGGCACCTTGTAAAGTAGTAATAGTATTGTTTGGCTCAGGAAATAAAGATGATAATGTCATAAAGTTTAAACCAACCTTATCCATTATATCATCACGTACTGCCATAAAGAAAACTCTACGTCTTCTTTGTGGAACACCAAACTGAGAACAATCATGTACTTTTGCAACTACTTGATATCCAATGTCTTCAAATGTATTTTGAATTTTATTAAAATATTGTTTTGCTTCTCCTACTGTTAGACCTTCAACATTTTCTGCAATGATAGTCTTTGGTCTAATAACTTCAGCAACTCGTAAAAACTCAAAAAATAAATCTTCAATATTAGTAACTATCTTTCCGTCTGAATAAGATTTAGTTTTACCAAAGCCATCACTATGTACAGTTCCCTCTCTTGCAAGAGTACCACACATACTAAATGCTGAACAAGGTGGACTACCATCTAGTAATTCTAATTCACCTTCTTTTAATTTTGTTAAATCTAAAAAGTCTTTACCTGTAAGTTCTTTTATGTCACCATCCATGATTGGTGTAGTTGGATAATTATCTCTATAAGTATTTCTTGCCTCTTCAACAAATTCATTGATCGCAAGTATCTTACCACCTGCAAGTCTGTAACCTGTAGATGAACCACCACCACCAGCAAAAGTAGATATAACTCTAAACTTGTTTAGTGCTTCTCCAGCGTGTACATCTTTCATTAAGTAAGGTTGATATTTCATAACATAAATTGATTTAGTGTTGCACCTGTTGGATTAGACTTTGGCCAATCTCTAACTAAATCCATAACTCTAGTTCTACCTTTGTAATTAATTTCATTATTATTTAGCAGTCTTTCAAATAAAACATTTATTTTTGAATCTAATTGTAAGTTTAAATGTTTCTTAACGTCTTTGTCAAGATTAAAAGCAGTTCTTACATGATGTTTTTGATAAGGTTGATTTAACTGATACCAATCCATACTATAAAAATATTCTTTCACATTCATTCTTAGATATGGTGTAATAAACTTTTTATTAAACATATCTGAAACTTTTTTATGCATAATATATCCAGCTGTGTTTTCTGGCAAGAAATAATTATCTCTAAACTCATCAAACTTTTCTTTTGTATGTTTATAATGGATATTTGCTTTTTTACTCACTCCATAATAACCATCTGCAGCCCAACCAGAAAGTACATAAGTTTGTGTAATTTTAGGATACACATATAGAAAAGGATAAACACATTCATAATGGGTTTTCTTTTTACATCCTAAATTTACAAGTTTGTAAAAGTCCTCTTCTAACTTGCTAGTATCTATTACAGTTCCTATAAAACTCCAATTGTGATTCTTTGCAATCTCTTGAGCTTTATTATAATCATATGAGGGTTCATTGTCAAGACAAAAAGAGTATGCAGTTATCTTTTTTCCTAATCTTTCAGCTGCTAGTGCAACTGATATACTATCTACCCCACCAGATAATAGCACTGCTACATTGTCATCTGGTACAGTTTGTTTTATGTTTTCAACTAATAGTTTATCTATCATGCAAAAAAACTCTCTAAAGTTCCTTGAGTTCCATAACTACGATCTACATTCCATTTGATTTTTTCTATGATATAGTTTAATGGTTCTATAAAAGACTTTTCAAATTGTAAATCATAATCTACTGCAAAACTAATTTCTTTTGGTAATTTTGTTATGAAAGAAATACTAGATGATTGATATATATTTGGAAGTTTCATATGTAAAAATTTAATCTTATCACCCTCTTGTATCAATGGATACTTGTAACCAAGTTTATTTTTTTTAATAAGATGATTATAAAGTATTGCACCTTTAACATGTATTGGTGCTCCTTTTTTAAATAAATTGTGTGATTCAGTCCATTTACTTAAACCATTTACTCCTCTAGGATACGCCACATCTTCAGGCGCTAGTGTTAGAAATTTTTTTCTAAAATTTTGAATAAAAGTATTCAATTCTTTTTCATCACCATCCATAATAATACGTAATGCTTGTTTTATATTTTCTCTACATGGTGCAGGTGTTGAAGACTTAACTGCTTCTATTCCCATAATTTTTAATTTAGGTTCTTTGTAACGAACACCTTCAACATCATGAGCATTTAAAATATATCTTTTCTTTGCTGTCCATATACCTTTGTCTGCGATTACTTCTCTTTTCATTTGCATTTTTTGTTCAAATGCTTTTGTATAATCAGCAAGTTCTTTATATACTTTATTAATAAATGGTTCTACCTTTTCTTTTGCGATAGTATCAAGAAAGTCAACTGGGTTCTTTGGTTTAAACTTTTCAACCAGTTCATCAAATCTGATATAAACTGAATCTGTATCAGACGCAATAACATAATCAACATCTTTTGTTTTTAACAATTCATTCATATACTCATTTAATTTTTCTTCTATCCAACGAATAGATAACTGACCAGAAGTAGTAATTGCTTCTGCAATAGGAAGATTATAATATCTAAACCAATTATTACCAATCGCACCATAAGCTGAGTTAAGTGAAATCTTTCTTGCCATTTGAATATTATCAAACTTAGATATCATCTTTAGTAATTTTGGATTTTTAGTTTTTTCATATTCTTGTTTTGCATCTAACATAGCTCTTTTGTATTTTACTCTGTCCTCATACATTGTCTGCATCATTTCAGGTAAGAAACCTTTTTTATCAGTTCTAAACAAAGCACCATTTGGTGTCATAGTAGTATCTTTTAAAATAGATGTATCAACTTTTTTAGATAGCAACTTATCTACATTCATGTTAGGTATTGTTTTATCACTCTTTAATGTTTCTGGTGATATGTTATATTGCATGATTAAATGTGGATACAATGAGTTTAAGTCAAACGATACAACCCATTTGTGTTCACCTACCTGTGGGTCTTTAACATATGCACCTTCATACTTGTCAGACTTTTCTTTATTTGTTTTTTGTGGTATGACAATTTTCTTATCCATTAAGTAATTGTGAATAAGAACATCCCAATAACGAACACTACCAAGAACATCTACATAATTAACTTTCGCTTCATATGCCATAGTTAAACATAATTCAATTAGTTTCATCTTATCTTCTAGTTGATCAACTATCTCAACATCTTTAATATTATAATCAATAAAAGATTGAAAGTCATTTGTGTACCAATCTCTAAATGTATCATGTGGATTTTCATCTTTTTTAATTCCAAGTTCTACATTAGCAATATGATCTAGTTTGTAACTCTCTTGATTAGTATATGTAAATTTTCTATATAAATCATAATAGTCGAGAGCAGCCACACCTTGAATATCATAAACTTGATATTGTCTACCCATTTGATAAATTGTTTTAGATAATACTGAACGCCAAGGTGATAAATCTTTTAAAGTGTCCTCATTCATTATTTTTTTAATACGATTGCACAAATAAGGAATATCAAAAAATTCTGTATTCCAACCTGTAATTACATCTGGTTGATTTAATTTCCAAAACTTTATAAACTCTGTAAGTAATTCGTATTCATTATCACACTCAATATAAACAACGTCTTTTCTTTCTGTTTTAAATTTACCTACACCCCATACAAATATCTGTTTGTTTTGTTGATTTTTAATTGTAATAGATAATAATTCTTCAGAAGCTTCTTGAGGATTTGGGAAACCATTTTCACAAGCAACTTCTATATCAATTGTAATAATTAATACTTCATCCATATTCCATTCAAGATTAGGATATTGTTCATACAAATAACTAAATTGAAAGTTGGTATTACCATATACTAGATGAGGTTGATCTTCGTATTGTTGTACCCAGTTCTTTGCTTCTTTGATTGTTTCATGTTTAACAGGCATAACATATTTGCCTTGTAAAGTTTTATATTTTGTTTCTCTCATAACAGGACAAAACATAGTTGGCGAATATTTAACCCTACGATTAATACGTTCACCATTTACAATCTCTCTTAATAAAAGATTGTTACCCCATTGTATAATATTTGTATAAAATCTACTCATCAAATTTTTAATTGTTGTGCTAGTACCATAAGACTAAGCCAAATCCACATAGTATTAAATCCTACAAGTGTTGGTAATAATTTTTTTTCAGACGCCCATACCAGCATAGTGCTTGTTATTAAACTAAAAATGTATAACCACCATATTTCTATCTTAAATATCAATCCTGGTATTATGATTATGGCTTTAGTTAACCACGCTAATGCTTCTACTGTATTATAGTCCGTCCAATATTTACGTTGTAACCACATACTGTAGCATTCTTTTATTTTAAAGTAAGTGATATGTTTATATAATATATGAACGATGATCAACCATATAATTGTTGAAACTGTTACTTGCAAAACTGTCATAATATAATATTTGTATAAAATTTATTTAAAATAATTTTCTAGTTCACCCGTTCTACTTAAATCTACTGAACAACAATGAGCACCACCAGACCATAAAAAATTCCAACGATTAACCCAAGGTATCATTTCAATGTTATATTTTTTTAATTTATCAGCTAAGTTCTTATCATAACCAGAAGTGATAATAGTATTTTCATCTAAAGATAATACGTTACAATCAAATCTTGTTTCTTGAGCTACACCTAGTAACTCTGGCATAGGATAGTTTTTTACACCTCTCTCTTCGCATAATGATTTTATAGTTTTACCATCATATTCTGCTGATGGGTCCATTATAATGATATCCCAATTATTGTCAACCATTATTTTTGGTACATATTCTTTTTTCCATGTTAATACTAAACCAGGTCTTAATATTGCTATCTTACCATCAACATGTCCGTAAGCTTGCATCTGAACAAACTCATGTTTAGGAAACTCCCTTTTATACCACTCTAATCCATTGTTCGTAATACATAGTTGAGAATGTTCTTTCATGCCTAATCTATCTTGAGGATTTGCAAACGTATGAAATATATGTTTACCACATTTATAGAAAGCAGCTGTATCACCTATAATACAACCTTGATTGTCATATGACTCTAACTCCTCATTACAATGTCTATTAACTTCATCAACATCATCTGTAGTAACTTTTTCTGGTTTATGTTCATACATCATTTGTGGCATTGCGATGTATCTAGCACCATCTTTAAACTCATCCAACATAACTCTTCGATGATTTAAGTTTTCTAATGCTCTTTCTTTAGAACCAGTAAATACTTCAAATATTGTATTACCTATTTTTCCAAGCGTGTCTCTACATTGCATTGGGTGACACAACATTGATTCTATATCATAAATTACATCTGGTCTTACAACTTCAGCACCATATTGTTTGCATAACTCAGCAAGTAATTCTAAATCTTCATTTGTTTCATCATGTATTTTTTTTAATGTGTCTTTGTATAAAGGTAAGTTTTCTCTAAGGTCTCTTCTATGATTTGAATAATCTATAGTGTCATCAGCGTACTTTCTATTTCTATTTTGTACGGTGTTGTCGTATTCTATAAGTATTTTATTTTTGTATTCGTCCTCTGTTTTAGAAACATCAAAAGATTTACCGATTAAAACTTTTTGTAGAGGAGTCCATTCATCATATACTTTGCTCATTAGCATCCTTTTTCACTTCTTTAGTCTTTCCAATATTATATTTTGTTTCTAAATTCCACTCTGATTTTTCTTTAAATGAAATAATCTTAATCTGACTTAATGGTGCGATAGGTTCTGTTTTACCTATAATTGACACTAGACCCCAATCGCTTAATAGTGATGCTATTCTATTTCTACGACCTATGTCATTTTCTGATAAGTTTGTTTCCTTACCATCTAATGCAAACAGCTCTTTGAAATGTACTATGTAATACTTACCTTGCTTGTGAAGTATATGACATGATTGATATAATTTTTTTTCTTTTCTTGATGCTACGCCGATACGTGAAAGTGTCTCTCTGACCTTTAGAAAATCGTCAGGTTGTTTTAGAGTCACTTCCAACATTTGCTCTCTTGACCATTTAACGTTTTCCATGTTTACCACCTTTATTCAACTTTTCTTTTATTTGTTTTATTTGTTCATCGTTTAATATGTTAAGAGCAGATTTTCCTTTTTCATTATTATAACCATAATACTCTTTTACATACTCTAAATTTTTGGACTTGCTTGACCTCATCCAAGGTGCAAACCTTCTACGTGTCCTTAAACTATTTAGTAAAAAATCATACTGAAGTTTCTTGTCTAGATGATGATTACGATTCATTTCATTTACTAACATGACCGTATCATTAAAAGGTGCTAGGCATTTATTAACAACATATGCTGGATACTTTTTTTCCCATGTGACATCACCACTATCCATAAGATTATTTTTTTCATAGTTTATACTATTAAGATATTCTTTCAATTCATACATAATTTAATCCTTAGTTATATACTATCTTACTATTGATAATATTTTTTATATATTCGCCACCATCTAAATTAATATCTGGTATGTCTTGTTCTTTTATTTTATTTGTTTGTCTGATACCTTCAACAAGCATGTCGGCATCTAAATCATTATTTGTTAACCAATGGCAACCACCAGCTTTAGAATATGCATCTGCTCTAAAAGGTTCCTCAGTTGCAATGATATTATTATTAACATCATACATTTCAGACGAAGTAGCTTCATTTGGTGTAACTAATGCTGGTGTTTTAGTTATATTTAAATCTGTAAAAGTCATATATCCTAACATTGTAAAAGCCATTTTATGTATTGATAGATAATCTCTAAATTCATTTACACTAGGTCTTTCAATTAAATGTATGTCTCTATTCTCTGCCATAATTCTAATATCTTTTGGTGTCTTTGGTCCAACTATAAATGACATCTTTTGCCACATCATCTTTTCTTTAACTTGTAAAAACAATCTTTGATAATGATGAGTTAGTTCATACCAATCACCACCTGATACTAATATGCCATCTCTTTTATCTATACTAGGTTTTTTATATGGAAGTGTAACATAACCTGTATTATGTATTTCACAATCTATCATTGGTGTTTCATGTAATTGTAAAGTTGCATCTATAAAATTATCGTCACCTGCAAAAAATATGCCATCGTAAAATTCATTAAGTCTTTCAGTATAGAAATACATATCCTCTGGTTTAATCCAAGGTATGTCTCTATCTAAAGAATATATTCTTTTACCTGCTTCTTTTGCATGTTCTAATATATCAAGTATACCGCCATGTTCCCATAGTTCACCTCTTTGCTCTGTCCAAAAGGGGTCCCAACCATATCGACCAAAAGGATAACCCTCTGTAATAACTACATCTGGGTCATACTCTCTATAGTCTTGATATAGATCGTTATACTCTTTATCTTTACCAAAGAAGTCTATTGATTTTGATTTACCTGTAAAAGGTCGAGTTATGATAACTCTATCATTTAAATATTCGCCTAATGCGTTTGCTCTACTGATATGTCCTTGACCAGTATTACTTTGTACTAATATCAAACTCTTCATAACCAAACTTTTTATAGACAGGCAACTTATGAATATCTGGGTAGTAATCCCAATCTTTTTTCATAGGTTTTACGTCTTTCACTTTCTCAAAATTTTTTAATCCTATTTTTGCTTTGTGTGGTGTCATATAATAATGATAACCAAACACATCTATATATTGTTCATTCCATGGCACACTTGATCTTGTTCTACCATCGTAACACATCAACCTTAATAAATCAGCATCTTCTTTATTATCTAAAAGTATCATACCACCTCTGTCTGTACTTAAATGTTTTCTGTAAAAAAAACTTAAACACATTCTGGTACCAGGTTCGTAACCATTCTTTTTCCAATACACAGCTGCATCAATCGTTTCTTTTGTTAGATAATAATACTCATGCCAATGCACATCACCCCATTGAAACTTCCAACCATTTTTAATTAGCATGTTTGGAACTGAAACGTATGTGTGAAATGGAACTTTAATACTACGAACTTCTTTACCTTGCTTTTGTTTTTCTAATCTTAAGCAAAGCTCTAAAGCATTTGTGCAACAATCTGTAGCGACCGCATATGGGGCACCAAAGAATTCTGCGACTTTGTTTTCAAACTCTGTGACGACATGCCACTCGTTTTTTTGCATCATAGACTCATTATTTATCTTATTTAAACTTTACTTGAGACATTAATTCAGTCATACAAGCCAACATGTTTATTTCTTGATCTGCTACAAATGCAGATTTGTATTGATAATCTGCAATAATAACAACTGCATGTGGTATTGTGCTATGGTCTAAATTGTCATATAAAGAATTATAAATTGTTCTAAAAATTCTTGATGGGTCATTATCTAAATTATTAACAATCCATTTACGAACATTGGTAAACTCTTTTGCTTTTAAAAAACCTGTAAGCTCTTTTATGTTTTCGCTTGAAAGATTTACAAGTATACCTGCATCTATTTGACCAGATGAAGAATACCTTTGCAATTCATTTAAGCATCTTCGCCAATCGGGAAAATATTTGTTTATAAGTTCAGCGATTGCCTTTGGTTCAAACTTAATTTGTTCTTTGTTAAGAATATCTTGTACTCTTTCAAAGAATAATTTAGCAAGTTTTATTCTTTCACCGTTTCTTATTGTAAAATCAATATTAGAACATCTAGATTGTAAAGGTTCAATTAATCTATTCTTATAATTACATGTTAATATAAAACCACAGTTCTTATGAAACTCTTCCATAAATCCACGTAAGGCAGGCTGAGTTGATTGAGGATTAAGATAATCTGCCTCGTCTAGTATAATATACTTTCTACCACCTTCTAGCGATACAGTTGATGCGAAGTTTTTAATTTTAGTTCTTAGTACATCAATACCAGATTCCTCTGAACCATTAATTAACATCCACGTAGAACCAATCTCTTCTACCATTGCTTTTGCAATAGTAGTTTTGCCAGTTCCAGCAGACCCAGATAATATAAGATTAGGTATATGTTGATCTTTTACAAACTCTGTAAAAGTTTTCTTTAGTTCAGTAGGTAATATACATTCATCTACTGTCTTTGGTCGATACTTCTCGACCCATAGAAATGTTTCCATAATTACGCCTCATATGTTGATTCAGGTTCTAATGCAATCCAATATTCAATATTCTTAGCAGAGTTTTTAAAATTACTGATATTTTTTGACGATATTGTAATGTCATACGTACCAGGTAATAATTTCATATTCTCTACTTTAAAAAAGAACTTAAATGATTTTGCGTTAGAAGAACAATCTACATCTATTGCATAATTATTAGCAGTATTATTTTTTTTATCACATACAGTTAAAGCACATCCATTGTCAGTTTTTTCAAGAACCATATCGGGTGCTTGAACGACACTAGCTGCTCTTTTTAGTTTTTCTATATCTTCACTTGACAAAGTAAGTTTAACATCCTCACTTGGCATTGTAATCATCTTACTAGGACTTGTTACAACACTAGGGTCAGAATACCAATATTTAAGAGTTGCTTTTGAACCCTCATCTTTCATTGTCATGTATTGATCTTGAAAATCAAGAACTGGTTGAGTAAATAGTGATAGTGATGATAAGAATTCATTCAAATCATATATCGCTACTTCTTTAGGAAATGTCTCAACAACATCTGCTTTTGCCACAATGTTTTTCATCGCTGACATTGTAGTAAGGGTATTGCCTTCTTTGATAACTAAATTTTGATTTATACTACCAAAGTTTTTAAGAACCCCAATGGTCTCGTTGCTCAATTTCATTATTCACTTCTCCATTATCTAAATTATGTAATGCCATTATACCATAATGTATTACTTTAAGCAAGTCTTTTCTATTCTTGCCATCTTTTTTGCCAAAACGCTGAGCATATTTCATAATGTTGCCAATACAAAATCCCTCACCGTGTCCACTATCCATAATAAACTCTGTTGCTTGAAATTTATTTTTAGAATAATGCTGTTTATAGGTACTGTCGATATATTCTTTTAATTCTTTTAAAATTTTATCTTCACTATACCTGTAAATACTATCACTCATAATCAACACCTATTTCTATAACAGGTGATTTTTCTAGATAATCATCTGTAGGTGTTTTATTAAATGTCACATAACTAGGATATATTATTAATACACCTGGTTCTGTGGTTACGTCTTCATTATTAGAAGGTCTTAATGGATGATCTTTTATATCATCTGCCCATTTTAAATTAAATAAACCGCCACCATCTGTAAAAAACAATGCTTTTAATTTATGATCATAGATGTTATTAGGATTGTTTTGATATAACCTAAAATCTATTTTCAATTGTTTTTCTAGTGTATAAGTTTTTTTCAAAAATGTTTTAGCAATTTGTTTAAAAATGTTTTCTAAATTATTTCTAAATTCATCTGTAGGATTATCAATACCATCTATTACTTCTTCTAATATCTCACTAGGAAATTCTACACGCATCATAGGTGCAGATATTTTATTTCTTAATTCTATACCAAGACCTTTATTAGTCTCTTCATGTTCCTTTTTTAGTTCTTGTTCTTTATTAAACTTGGCAGACTCTTCTTTATTAAGTTTAGCTTGTCCACCATCTTTTAAACCACCTGGTTCTAAATCAAATACTTTTACCATAATTTAAATCTCTCTAATTTTTCTAATAGTTTTTTTATAGGTTTATATACTGTCCATATCTCATCAATATGTTTATCAAGTTTTTTATCTAACTTGTCTAACTTTTTTTCTATAGATGTAAGTTGTTTTCTAGTTTCTGAATCAACTTCTTGACGACCATGTATTTTCATAATATATTAAGCTCAAGATACAACAAAAGAGGGGCCGTTGTCAACCCCTCTTTTATCTTTTTTTAGGTTATATTACTTAACAGTAATTTGTTTTAGTTTCATTGCCTCTGGTATAATTCTTTCCATAGACACTTTTAAAAGACCGTCTTTTAATTCAGCCCCATTTACTTTTACATCTTTTGCAATTGTAAATTGTTTTTTAAAGTATCTTTTAGATATACCTTTGTGCAAGACACCATCATTGTCTTCAACTTCTTTTTCGTCTTTTGTTTTGATAGACTCGATGGTTAATATACCATTCTCTACTTCAACTGATATATCTTTTTTGTTGAAACCAGCTAGTGCGATTTCTACATTGTAACTATTCTTATCAGTTTTTACTATGTTGTATGGTGGATAGTTACTTGGTGCCATACTTACCATTGAGTCGAAATGATCGAACATGTCGTCAAATCCTACTGAGAATGGTCTTAATTGATTGAATATGCTTAGATTGGTCATGATTGATACCTCCTTATATTAAGCAAAGTTTAATTTTAACACCTCTTATGAGCATGTCATTATTATTTATATAGGGATTGACCTTCAAAAAGTCAACCCCTAAAATAAATTTTTTAGATAGTAGCGACAGCGTCCTCATCCTCTGGTTCTTTCTCATCTTCCTCAACTTGAGTTTGAGAATCAGAGTTTAGAGAATCAACTGTAACTCCAGCATCAATCTTAGTATAAAGATTTAAGAATGACTCTTTAGTGTCATCATCAAATCTAGCAACACATAACTCGATTGCTTTCATTTTATCACCAAAGATAGAAAATGCTTTAACAATGTGGTCAAGTCTTCTAGTAGATATAATCTCATCTACACCACCATCGTAAAAAGTTTTTCTGATAACCTCTGCCCAAGTACATAAGTTGGCAGCGAACTTCTTATCAGACTTACCATACTTATCCATAGACCCAAGTATAATCTTTTCTTCGGTCTTTTTAGCAGCATAAGGTTGTTCAATTGTGATAGCAAATCTTTCTAAAAATGCTTCGTTCAAAACATTCGTACCGATAAATCTACCATCCTCAGAACCTTTACCTTTGGTATTTGCTGTTGCAAGAATATTAAATCCAGCTTTTGGTGTAATCCATTTGTTTACTTTTTTAAGATAAACACCTTTACCTTCTAATACTGGTTGCAAACACATTAACTTGTTAGAACCTAAGTCACACTCGTCAAGCAACAAAGTACAACCTTTTTCCATAGCTTCAACTACTGGGCCAGGAACAAATTTAGTTTCACCATTTACAAGTCTGAAACCACCTAACAAATCATCTTCATCAGTTTCAATTGTAATATTGACTCTGATTAAATCTTTTCTGTTAGCAGCATGAACTTGCTCTACCATAAGAGTTTTACCATTACCAGATAGACCAGTAACAAAAACTGGGTAAAACATGCCAGACTTAACAATCTGATTGATTGTAGAGTAATGACCCCAAGGTACAAATCCTTTAAACTTAGAAGGTACTAAACTTTCAGAACCAGAATTTGTAGCGATTAAGTTAACTGACATTGCATTATCAGTATTATTAGAAACAGTTGAACTGATTTGTTTAATTTCAACATCATCTTGTTCAGCTGTGTCACTTGTCGGTAATTGGTATTTACCGTGACCTACTTTGTAAGCAGGTTTCTTGAACCAACTAGGATTAGAAAATCCTATTGATTTAGCGAACTCATTGATCTCGTTCCTAGAAACGATAGCACCAACACCGAAGTGTTTTGACGCTTTATCAACAAACGCTTGTTTATTGGGTGTTAACATAATATAACCTCTCTTGTTGTTGTTTTTATCACCTTATACATTAATTCTATCATAATATAGTGTTTATTGTCAACCATATAACCATATCAATAAAGCTAGTAATATCAATCATTTACGCCACCATATCTATGAATTTGTTAAGTAATTGTCTATTTAAAGTCTTAGAACCACTTGCTTTTTTGAATGCTTTTAGTATTTGATTCGATTTTGCATTTGGCACTATATCTAGTATTTCATCATCACCTTGATCTATAGGACCTCTTGGTAAGATATAATACTCATCATAACCTTGAGACTTACATACTAATACTTTTTCTTTTCTTAATTGTTTTTGTGCATCTAAAATCTTTTGTTCATCTGAACCTCTAGACCAACCCATTTTTCTGCAAATAGTATCAATGTTAACTCTACCATGTCTACCTCTACCCTCGATAAAGAAACCTGTAATATTAAGACCAGGAACTTGTTTTTTAAGCATAGTCAATAAAGCTGTAGTTTGTTGATTTCTGTAATAACTTTCATGATCTTGAAGTAATTTAATACCTCTTGTTTTATCTGAATAAACAATGTGATTATCATAAGGAACATCAACTTGACCAAATACTTCGTTATCATTCCAATCTTTTTTGTAATCAAAATAATATCTAGCAGCATGACTATCACCATCAGTTAAAAATATTAAGTTTGTTTTTTGAACTCTAGTTTGCATTTGAAAGTTTTCAATAACTTGAGCTGCACAAGCGATAGCATGATTAAGTGGTGTACCACCTAAATTATATTTGTCATTAACATAAGAAACATGAGATATACTCATATCTCTATTGTGTCTGTAATTCCATTGACAAGACATTCTAATACAGTTTTTAATTTGCTCTTCTTGTTCTGCTTTAGTCATATTAGAACTAAACAATTCTATTAATTTAACATTCTCTAAATCCATATCACCAACTTTTTGTTGTTGACTCTGAGTAACTGATTCACCTTCATATACATTTTGTCTATGTTCTCTATCAGAAAAAGCAAGAACTTGAAAAGGTATCTTTGTTCTATTACAAAACCAAATAAGATTGTATAATTGTTTTAGTGTAAAATCCATGTTGTCACTCATTGAACCAGACCAGTCAACATACATAATCATACCATGATTAGTTGCACCAGGTATAGTAGTCATTTTTGCAAATAAGTCATCATTGTATTTGTAAGTATGTAACTTACTCATATTAAGAACACCAG